GGTGCAGCCACGGCGGGCGGCAGCGGCGCAGCCACGGCGGGCAACTTTGGCGCAGCCACGGCGGGCTACAGGGGCGCAGCCACGGCGGGCGACAGTGGTGCAGCCACGGCGGGCAACTTTGGCGCAGCCACGGCGGGCGGCAGCGGCGCAGCCACGGCGGGCTACAGGGGCGCAGCCACGGCGGGTGACTTTGGCGCAGCCACAAGCCGCGGTTCTGCGTCTGTCGGCAAGAACGGTATCGCCTGTGTTAGAGGCATGGGCGTGAAGGTCCGTGGCGGTATGGGCGCGATCCTCGTGATCGGCATCGAATCCAGCAACGGCTTCGACATCCAGGAATGGAAGGCTGTGGTTGTAGACGGTGAGACCGTCAAGGCGGACACCTGGTACACGCTGAAAGACAACGAGCTCGTGGAGATTACAGATGAAGCAGACGATTAAAAAACGCCGGCGGGATACGCTCTGCTGGCTCATAGATACGGCGGTATATCTCTACATCATGTTCGCCTGTTTCTGGACGATCTGCTACCTGGTGGGCGAGATCCTTGAAAAGATGGGGGTGGGCTGATGGACGAAATCAAGCTGAAGCCCGCAGCGCTGAACGTGCTTTGCTATATGATCAACCACGGCAGCATCACCGGGCAGGACGCGATCCGGGACCTTCACATGACGGAGCTGCGGTCCCGCGTCTCGGAGCTGAGACGGGCCGGTTATACGATTCGCAGCTCTTACGAAACGGCGAAAACGGACACCGGGACGGTCCGATATAAGCGGTACAGATTGGAGGTAAAGAACAATGGAAAGAATTCCTGATAATCCGACGATCCGCACGGCGGAGCGGACCGGATATGTTCGGTGTCAGCGGGCGGTTTGCCAGTGCAGCGAATGCGGCGAACCGATCTACGAAGGCGAGAGCGCATACAATTTCCCCAAATGGGGCTGGGTCTGCGAGGCCTGCAACGCCGCCGCTTACAAGGTGGTGGACTGAATGAGAGCACTGTATGAGATCGACGCCGATCTGGAAGCCCTGCTGAACCAGGTCGATCCGGAGACGGGAGAGGCGCTATTTGATCCGGAGGCGCTGGACGCGCTGCTGATGGAGAAGCAGGACAAGATCGAGGGCGTGTGCCTGGCGGTCAAAAATCTCACGGCAGAGGCCGCCGCGATCAAGGCGGAGGAAGATGCCCTCAAGAAGCGCCGCGAGGCACTGGAGAGCAAAGCAAACGGCTACCGGGGCTGGCTGGAGCGCACGCTTGCCGGCGAGAAGTTCGAGACGGCGCGGTGCGCGGTCGGATACCGGAAGAGCGAGCAGACGGAGATCACCGACGCGGAAAAGTTCTGGAAGTGGGCGAAGCGCCACAAGGAATTCGTCCGGCAGAAAGATCCGGAGGCCGACAAGACGAAGATCAAGGCGGCGATCAAGGCGGGGGAGAAGATCCCCGGCGCGGAGATCATTCAGAAACTGACGATGAATTTGAAATGAGGTAACGAAATGAACATCTATGAAGCGATCACTTCCATCATGCAGGAAGGTTACGCCATCGGCAAGGACAAGAGAAACCAGCAGCAGAATTTTCTGTACCGCGGCATTGATGATGTGATGAACACCTTTCAGCCGCTTCTGAGCAAGTACAAGGTTTTTGTGGTGCCGGAGGTTCTGAGCGCCCAGCGCGAGGAGCGGCAGACCACGAAGGGCGGCAACCTGATCTATTCCATCCTGACCATCAAGTACACCTTCTACGCCGAGGACGGCAGCTCCGTCAGCGCTGTGGTGATCGGCGAGGGAATGGACAGCGGCGACAAGGCCAGCAACAAGGCCATGGCCGTCGGCATGAAGTACGCCATGTTCCAGACCTTCTGCATCCCGACGGAGGAGATGCAGAACGACGATCCGGACAAGACCACGCCGGAGCCGACGACGCCGAAAAAAAAAGCGCCTGTAGCGCCGCCGCCCGGAGCGCCGGAGTATAAGGAACCGGAGAAGTTTGTCTGCAATCACTGCGGCAAGGTGCTGACGCCGTACAAGGACGCCAACGGCAAGGACATCAGCATCCGGAAGCACGCCGCCGGCAGCGAGAAAACGTTCGGTCAGGTGTTATGCATCGACTGCATCACCCAGCTCTATCCTGATTCGGTGAAGAAATGATCAGCGTGCAGTCAGACAGCTTCGCATGGAGTGCGGACGCGGCGGGCATGATCCTGTCGCTCCGCACGCCGGAGGCGCGGAAGATCGCGGAGACGGTCAAACAGGGCAAGCCCTACACCGTTGAGATCAAGGAATACCGGAAGAAGCGCTCGCTTGATCAAAATGCCATGTATTGGTCGGTGCTGACGCAGTTCGCAAAAGCAATGCGCATGGGCAACAGCGAGGCGCATAATCGGATGCTGCGGGATTACGGGCAGCTTGAACGATACGAAGACCGTCCGGTTTATGTCGTGCTGCCGGACACGGAAGAAGCGGAGCGATATGCGCTTGACGCGGAATCATATCATGTCAAACCGACGAGCCAGGTCAAGCACGGGAATGACGGAAAGGACTACAGAACCTATATGCTTCTGCGCGGATCGTCTACTTACGACACGACGGAAATGACGCGGCTCCTGGATGGCCTGCTGGATGAATGCAGACAGATCGGCATCGACGTTTTGAGCGACGAGGAACGCGCACTGCTGGAGGCGTTCAATGGTAAATGAGTATGGAGCACAGCTCGACAGGAACGGTTACGCGAAATCCATCGTACAGCTCGGTGACTGCTGCTTCAAGTGCGGCGCGGAGAACGGCAAGCTGGACCGTCACGAAATCTGGGGCGGTCCGTACCGCGAAAAATCGAAGCGCTACGGTCTATGGGTTCTGCTGTGCCACGACACCTGTCACCTAAACGGCGTTCATCAGGACGCGGAATATGCCGCCCGGCTGCGGAGATACGCGCAGGGCATGGCAATGGAAGAGTACGGATGGAGCAAGGAAGACTTCATCAGGGAATTCGGGAAAAACTACAGATAGGAGAATAAAAATGCTGAATCAGATCACTTTGATGGGACGGCTGACCGCCGATCCCGAGTTGAGGTACACGCAGAGCCAGACACCGGTCGCGTCCTTCCGCATTGCGGTGGACCGGGATTACTCCGGCAACGGCGAGAAGCAGACCGATTTCATCAGCATCGTTGCCTGGCGCAATTCCGCGGAGTTCGCCGCAAAGTATTTCAAGAAGGGCAACATGGCCGTCATCGTGGGGCGCTTGCAGATGCGCGAATGGACGGACAAAGACGGCAACAAGCGGACCGCCTCCGAGGTCGTGGCAGATCACCTGTATTTCGGCGAGGCAAAACCGAAAGAGAATGACGCGCCGCAAAAGCCGACCAACGCAGCGCCGCCGGCGTCCCGATTTCAGGAACTGAACGGCTCCGACGACAGCGAGCTGCCGTTTTGAGGTAGCGCGGCATGGTATATATCAAGATCTTCGTGGACTATCTGGACGCGATAGAGCCGCTCGGTGACGCCGAGAGGGGGAGACTTTTCACGGCCCTGCTGGAATATGCACGGTCGGGCGAAGTTCCGCAGCTCGGCGGGAACGAACGGTTCCTCTTCCCGATGATGAAAGCGCAGCTTGATCGTGATGCCGCAACCAGTGCAGATTTGTCGGAGAAACGCGCCGCCGCAGGTAGCAAAAGCAAGCAAACGAAGCAATTGCTAGCATATGAAGCAAATGATAGCAATTGCACACAAGACAAAGAAGAAGACAAAGAAGAAGACAAAGAAAAAGACAAAGACGAGAAGAGAACGCGCGCGCGATTCGTGCCGCCGACGCTGGAAGAAGTGACGGAATACGTCGTTCAGCGAAACAGCCCTGTCGATCCTCGCAAATTCTGGGAGTATTTCAATGCAGGGGACTGGAAGGACAGCAAGGGGCAGCCGGTTCGGAACTGGAAGCAGAAACTCCTGACGTGGGAGAAATACGATGCGCCGAAGAAGGAAGAGAAAAAAATGACAACCTTCTATGATGTCGCGCAAAAAATGAAGCAGGAGGGGCTTGTATGACATTCGACGAGACACATACGATCCTGACGCTGCTCCAGACGGAATACCCGCAGAGCTTCGCAAAGATGGACGACAGGGCCATGGCGATGAAGCTGAAGCTCTGGGCGACGGAATTCCAGTACGACGATTACCGGGCTGTCTACGCCGTGGTGCGGGCGATCATGAGCGCCGGGAACCGGGAATTCGCTCCGAACATCGGCGTGATCCGGGAGAAGCTGCGGTCCTTCGCGATGGACGGAGAACTGACGGAGAACGAGGCGTGGAGCATTGTCAGCAAGGCGATCAGCAACGGAATCTACGGGTATCAGGAAGAATACGCCAAGTTGCCGCCGGCGGTGCAGAAGGCGGTCGGCGAGCCGGAACAGCTCAAGCGCTGGGCGGTCATGGACGAGAACGAGGTCCAGAGCGTGGTCGCGTCCAACTTCCAGCGGAGCTATCGGCAGATCGCGGCAAACGAGCGGGAACTGGCGAAGATCCCGGCGGACGTGAAGGTGCTGCTGACGGGCGTGACAAAGGCAATGCTGCCGGAGGGGATCGCATGAAGCATTTCGGAGACATCACAAAAATCAGCGGATACGACGCGCCGGTCGTGGACATCATCACCGGCGGCAGCCCGTGCCAGGACTTATCCGTCGCCGGGAAACGCGCGGGCCTCGCAGGAGAACGAAGCGGCCTGTTCATGGAGCAGGTTCGCATCATCAAGGAAATGAGGGAAAAGAATGCAAGAGATGGACGGACAGGTTGGGCTGTTCGACCCCGATACATGGTCTGGGAAAACGTCCCCGGAGCATTCTCCAGCGGAACCCCAAAAGGCGCGGACTTCGCCGCGGTCATCGAAGAACTCATCAAAGTCGCAGAGCCGAATGCCAGTGTGTGTGTGTGTACCAGAGCGAGGATGGACAAAAGCCGGGTGCTACTACTCTGCGGATGGTAAATGGAGCATTGCTTGGCGAGTTCACGACGCACAGTTTTGGGGAGTGCCCCAGAGAAGAAAACGCATCGCGCTTGTCGCAGATTTTGGAGGACTCTCCGCTCCCGAAATACTCTTTGAGCGCCAAGGCCTGTCAGGGGATACTGAACAGGGCGGAGCGCAGAGGGAAGGAGCTGCCGGCGAAGCTGAAAGCGGCGCTGGAAGCGCAATCTGCCTGCAAGGAAACGGAATCGACAGAGCAGATACCGCCGGATGCAACGGGCGCGGATGGTGCGAAGACGTAAGTTATACGCTGAACACGATAGACCGCCCCGCCGTCATGGAACCGATATTGCTGGAGAGCAATCAAAACCACGCCACGGTGCAGACGGACGGTATCAGCACGGCGCTCCCGGCGGCGATGGGAATGGGAGGCGGATATGTGCCGATGGTGGCAAATACACTGTTGGCGAGGTATGACGGAAGTCCGCAGCCGGACAAGGGGAACGGCGCGAATATAGTATGCGCCGGTTTTAAGTCAGGGCAAGGTTATCAGGCGCGGAGCATCGGATATGAGGAAGAAAAAGCGCCAACGCTTCCGTCTGAAGCCGGTGGGAATAGCGTGCCGGCTGTTTACGACGCCAGAGGCAATGGTAACGGCGAAACGGTTCCGACAATGACAGGAGATCACAACGGTCACAGCAACGATTATATGGCTGTTGCATTGACATACCAAGCAGTCACAGGGACATTGAATCCCGGCGCTCATCCCGGAAGCTACAACGGGCAGGATGCGTACAACGACATGCTTATTGCGGCTGTCGATTGCAGAAACGGAACGGAGAATAACACTACAAACGGAACGCTTCAAGCGAAAAGCACCGGCGGTATTGGCGTGAACTTTCAGAATGTTTGCAGGGAAGGTAGCACAGTCCGCCGCCTGACCCCGCTGGAATGCGAACGGCTCCAGGGCTATCCGGACGGATGGACGGACATCGGTGAATGGACGGACAGCAAAGGCAAACGCCACAAGGAAGCGGACAGCCCACGGTACAAGGCACTGGGCAACAGCATCGCGTTACCGTTCTGGGCGTGGATGGCGCGGAGGATCTGCGCACAGTATGAGCGCACGCCGACGATGGCCAGCCTGTTCGACGGGATCGGCGGTTTCCCTTTAGTGTTCAGCCGCGCCGGAGCCGTTCCCGTGTGGGCGTCGGAGATTGAAGAATTTCCCATCGCCGTGACGAAGATCAGGTTCCAGGAGGTTGAGGAATGACTTGCCCATGTTCAGTATGTGATGATCGCTATCTCGGCTGCCATTCG